CTCCATATCGCGGCGTTGGTGCATTCGCCGGGGAGCGAGTCGTTCGCGTCGAATGTGAGGATGCGCGGGGTCTTGACCTTCTCGTCTCGTGCGGTGCCGGTGCCGCTCGTCCTGCCGGAGCGCGAACTCGAACCGATGGCGCGGTAGAGGTTGAACCTGTCCCGGCCCTTGAACGCGGCGACATATTCAAGCCCGTCGGCGGCGGCGTTCTCCTCAATCGTCCCCACGGGCTCGGCGTTGACGTTCGCCTTGGTGATCAAGAGATCGCCGTGGACGGTGCAGGACAGCAGGAGCCCGCGTTGACGTGCAAGCTCGACAAGGTGTGAGAATATCGTGTCCGTGGGTTTCGCGGATACGCGGGAAAATCGTTTCTCATCGGTAACCAGGCGGGACCGAGCAGGCACGCGCTCAAAGCGGATCGGCTGCCACGTGCTGATATCGTTGAACACGGGCAGACGCACCGGGAGTTGTCGGTTGTAGCCGGTCGAGACGATCACGCGGCGGGTCTCATTCATTGACGCGGCGGCATCATCGCCCACGATCACATTGATTCCGAAGGGGCGGCACTGCTGGCGGCATCGGTCAGTCAACTTGATATTGTTCGCCTCGTAGGGAGGGACCACCGTCGAGTCGATGAGATCGGCGGTCTTGCTCCAGATGTCGAGCGTCTTGATACGCCCGCGACTTGATAGCGACTGCGTGACATCGTAGAGCACACCCTCCATGACCAGTTCGTCCGCGATCTTGACCTGACAATCCGAGTATGAGCCCGGCGCGGTGATTCTGTCGATTTCAGCGTCGAAACCGGGAAACCACGGCATTTCGATCTTGCATCCATCCGCACAGGTGTCGATGGTGCGGAGGAGCGTGGCGTCGGTGACGGTGATCGCGCGTCCGGCGATGGTGACGGTCATGCGGTCGTCATTGCGCATAGATCACCACCTCGCGGCCCGCGGGAAGCAGGAGGATGTCATTGCCGGACAGATTATTCGATGTGAGGAACAGGTCGTAATAATCGAGTGAGCCGTATTCCGTGACCGTGATTTCAAGCGGGGAGCGCTCGCGGGCGAGGGTAAACCGTTTCTCGGCGGCGAGGCTGTAGAACTGTGACATCAGATACTTGATGCATGTGGCGAACAGCGCCTGCAGGCTCCCGTAGGCGGCGGACTGGCTGTAATATTGCAGGTCGATGTCAAGGGCGCTGAACTGCTCCTGCACGTCATCGAGCGCGGCCACGCAGGAATTGAAAATCGTGGTCAGGTTGTCGATCGCCGAGACCACCTGTGAGCGCGTGGTGAACGATGAGGTTGCGACCACACGCGCCACGGCGATCAGGAGCGAGGAGATGGAAAGCTCCTGCGCGAGTACCTGATTGTAATCAACTGGGGTGGTGTATTCCGGCGCGAGACCTGCGACCTCATCGGCGAAACTCGAGTATGCGCTAAACCGGGTCGAGAAATCGGTGCTTGCACTCACGGGCACGCTCACGAGATCGGCGAGCGCTTCGGCGAGATCGGCGACGAGCTCAGGGTCGGACGGGTCATCTGCGAACGCGTCGAGGGCATTGTTGAGCGTGTTCTTGGCTTCCTCGTAGAGTTCCGAGACCATCGAGTCAAGCGCGGCGATCTCGGCGAGGATATTGTCAACAATCCCCATGACCGCGTTGATGGTATTGAGCACCGACGTGACGGCGGCGTACAGGTCGGCGCGGAGTTGCTGCAGCTGCGTCACGGCGTCATCGATGGCATTGAGTGCACGCGTGAGGATGGCGGCCAATAGCTCCTCAAGACTGATCACGCGCTCAGCATTGCCCGGCTCAATCCATGTTGTGTCAAACTCGGTATAATTGCCCGTCGACATCGGCGCGATTTTTTCCTTGCATGAGACGAGCTGGAGGGACAAAAACCCCTTGGTCGGGTGGATCACCGCCCACTGTCCGCGCTCGGTAAACAGGCGCTTGAAAAAATCATTCGCCTCGGCGTAGTGGTCATAGCCCTGGAAGTACACGGTGAGCGGGTACTGGACAGACTTGGATTCGAGGTCCTGCACGAGCGATTTTTTCACGCCCGGCGCATCGAACACGCCGAGTTGTTTCTCGAATGTGCGCTCATTCTCGCGCCACAATGGTTCAAACTCCTTGCCCTGTGGCGAGGTAAATTTGATTGTCCGGTTTGCCTCATTGCGCCAGGTCTTGCGCCAGGTCATCAGTTAAACCCCAATTCCGCCTGGTTTATCTGCGCACGTGATCGCGGTGTTACTGCTGCCCGCGTCTCTACGTTGCGGTTCTGTATGTTCACATTCACGGGCTGTCCGGCGGCGTGGCGCTCCGCCTGTCCCTGATTCGGCGCGAAATAATTGGTTGCGCCCACGCTCGCGTTCATGCCCGCCTGGAAGTCGCGGACACGGTTGGCGGCGGCGGCGAAACTGTCACCGACGCCGGGGAGCATCGACGCCAATTCCAGGAGCTTGACGATGCCGGTAATGAGCAGGTTCACGGGCACGAGGAGCGCGGTCATGATTCCGCGTCCGAGGGTCTTGATGCCCTCCCACATCCACGTCATCGCGGCGGAGAATTTCTCCTTGACATAATCCCAGTTGCGATACAGGAGCACACCCACGGCGATCAATGCCATGATGCCGAGCACGATCCATGTGATAGGGCAGGCGAGGAATGCGCCATTGAGTACCCACTGCGCGGCGGCGAGGGCATAGGTTCCGGCGGCCTGTATTCCCTGCCAGACCGAGAGCATCGCGGTTCCTCCGAGCAGGAAATTATAGAGCCCCTGTGCCTTGATGGCTGCGCGCATGATCGGGAGCATGTCCGCCATGTACTTCACAAACCCCACGGCGGCGACGGCTCCCTGTGCAAATGCGGCGGCGAGGAGCATGGCGCGATATGTAATCCACAGGCCAATCAGGCCGACGAGTGCCGGGACGAGCTTGTCCATGATGGTTTTTATGAGTTCCTGATTGCGCTGGATGAACCCGCCGACGCCCTCCGCGAGCTTGATCAGCCCGTCAAGCGCGGACTTCAGGTACGGCATAAACACGGTGCCGATGGTGGCCGCCGTGACCTTGACCGTATCCATGAACGTCGAGAACCGGCCTGTCAGCGTCTGCGATGCCCGCTCCATGCCTTGATGGAACATGCCTCCGGCGGCGGTCATGTTCTGGAATGCCTGCGTCACAACCTCGCCGGTCGCGCGGCCCTGACTGACCATCTGACGGGCCTGACCGACGCTCACGCCCCACACGCGCGCCAGTTCCGAGAGGATGGGAACGCCCGCATTGATGAGCTGGTTCACGTCCTGCATCGACGCACGACCGCCCGCCTTGATCTGCGAGAACGCAAGCACAATATGGTCGAACCTCTCCGCGTTGCCGCCTGCGGTATCGCCTAACATGCGCAGGGTGGGGATGAGATTTTGCCTTGTCGCCGCGCCAAAACCGAGGAGCGTTTTCGTTGCCTGCGAGAGGTCGCCAAATTCGAACGGGGTCGCGGCTCCGAGTTGTTGCAGCTCGTCAACTGTCCGGCGCGCGTTCTCGACCGAACCCGTCAGGGTGGTGAAATCAGCGACGGAGTTTTCGAGGTTCGCGGATTCGCGCACGATCCCGCTGATCCCCATCACGATTGCGGACAGCCCGCCGATCACGCCGACCGTGCTCAACACGTTGCGAAACATCATCCCGGCGCGGCTTGCCTGACCGAACGCACCGGAGGCGCGGTTGCCGAACTGCTGCGCGGAGGCTCCCATCTGCCTGAATGCCGGGCTGATTCGGTCGGTTGCGGTGAATGCTGTTCTGACCGCGTAATCAGGCATTATAATCCTGCCTTCGCGCGCTCGAATGCGTTGCGCTCGGTTTTCTCAATCGATTCATGCCATCCGTGCCAGTATTTCATCTCTGCAAACCTCATTGAGCGGATAATGTCGATCGGCTGGTTGCGGAAAAACAGCGCCCCCATCCATGTGTTCATCCGCTCTAAGCAGATAAAAAAATTGCACCGAGTACCTCACACAGCGACAGGTCAACGCCGGACATGCGCAGGATTCCGTCCTCACCGAGCCCAGTGATTGAGCCCTGCACGGCGTAGATGCGACCGTAGAAATCATCTTTGTCCTTGCCGGCGGTGGCGATCTTCGCCGCCCCGGTGATTTCCTTGTAGGTCACAGTCTCATCGCGGTCGCGGATGTGTTGCGTGATCACGATTCCCTTGTCGGTCGAGACCTCAAGCCTGCCGAGACGCGCGGCCTTGACGAGCCTGTCATAATTCATGCGGATGAATTTCTGCTGCTCTTTGTCCTCAATCTCTTTGATGTCGATTTCGTAGTAGTCAAATATTTTCTGAATGACCGCCTGCGCTGCGTCCTTGCTCAATTTATATTTATCATCTTTGTCAAACATACTGCCTCCGTTATGGATATGTGATTTTCACAACTTTTTCTTTTTCCAATCGCTCCGCCAGATCGTAGGGGATGAGCGAGTGCTCGCCCTGCGTGATCCATTCCCGCCTCCGGCCCTTGCGATGGGGCCGCAGACCGAGCACGGTCACGAGACGCCCGTGATTTGATTCCCGCGCGGTGTTAAATTGCCCGTCAAGATCAAGCCTGCGACCGTGGCCCTTGCCGACCTGCGCGCGGCAGAGGATGAGGTTATCGATCCAGTTGATCGGGAGTACGCGCGTGAGCTTGCGGCTATAGTCATGATCTCCTCCGAGATTGCCCCACCATTTCGCGCGGTACCGGTGGTCGGTGTGAACCATGAAACACTCGGTCTGGAATGATTGTTGAGTTCCCCAGTCTTTCGGGAACACAATCCCGTCCCACCTGATCACGCGCGCGACATTGACGTGATCGGACTTGCACGCGCTGACCATGCGCGAGATCGCATCCGGCGCAGCGTACTCGTCGTCATCGTCCATGAAATGATACCAGCCCGGAGTGTCGGGGATCGCGGCGAGTAACCTGTTGTTGTAGAGGTTATAAGATCCTGCCCCGTAGTCCGGGCCGTATGCAGATTTACGGATGATAATATCTCCGGTCACATACTCGTCGCGCGGATCGTCGCTGTGCACGATCGTGACGATATTCGGGTAGTCCTGCTCCCGTATAGTCTCCATCAGCCGCGCGAAAAACAGCGGGCGGCGGCTCGTGCGAGTGAGTATGTAGACCGGATCAGGCATGTCAGTCCGCCAGGAACGGCGACCAAGCGCCGGAAGGGATCAGCTTGACCGTGCATTTGCCTGTGTCGCTCTCCCACTTGTCGATCGAAATCCGGCCCTTGGCGCGGTAGACCGAGCCGTCGGCAAACGTGATCGCGAGGGTTTTCTCGGCGGTGCTGTCCGCCTTAGCCCGGAGCGATTCCAGGGTTTTCGGCGTCAACCCGAGGTCGATCCCTTCCATAATCGGAACCCGGCGTTTCATGGCCATGAGCGTGTCCCCGGTTGTGGGCTGCTCCTCAACCTCAAACTCAGACGGGTTATAGCTCGCCTTTGCGTCCTGCATCACATCGTAGGTGGTGCCGTCAATGACTAACTTTTTAATTGATCCAACTACTGCACTCATAGTTATTTACCTCCTGCGGTGATGATGGCGATGCTCGTGTCCATCGCGATGTCGGTGTTGTAGATGCCGCCCTCGCCGGAGGGGATGAACGGGCAGTAGATGTCGAACCCGGTAAGCCCGGAGCGGAGCGTGACGGTAAAGTTTGCCTTGGGGTAGCTGGTGTCATATATCCAGCCCATGCCGTAGAACAGGTCGATCAGCGCGACCACGTCATCGCTCACGGCGTCGATATCGCGGGCCTTCTCGCGGGCGTCTGCGTCGGTGACCTTCGCGGCGTCGGTGACGATGAAAATCCCCTTCCATTTCTCGCGCTCGAAATTCGCGCGCCAGTTGTAGAGGATGTTCTGGGCGATGCTGATATTTTTCATCTGCCGGAAGAAATTCGACTCGGCGGCGATGCTCGCGGGGTTATAGAACGTGTCGATGTTCTGCGCGTACACGATGCCATTTTTCACGAGGGTGGTGGAGAGCCCTTTTCGGACCGCCTCGTCCCGGTTGTCGTAATCGTTCGTCCAGCGGTCGCCGGTATCGCCGGGCCATACGCCGGACAGCTCAACGTCGATGTAGCCGACCTGCGGGAGTACCGAGTTTTTCACGGCCATAATTCCGAGCATCTGCGCCGCGATTTCCTGCGGGTGCGATTGCGAACCCGGCACACAGAGCAGACCATTTGTGCGGTCGGTCGTGCGGGCGGCGGAGATCACGAGCGCGGCGGTGAGTCCGGCGGTATCTGCGGTCACGTCACCGACAAGGGAGCGGAGGGGCCGGGCGACTTCTTTCTTGTAGTTGCCGACGCCGGTGTTTCCCACGCCGTTATAGGTGCTGATCGCGTCGAGGGTGCCGGTGTCGATGCCATAACCGTGGATCAGGTTGGTGAAAAATTTCTCATTCTGACCGTCGCCGGTGCCGAGGGCGTCGAGGGCGTCCTGTATGTCGGGGATTCCGGAACCGCCCGACATCGCCGCGATCGTGAGTGCAATCCCGGTCGGCAGCTCCTCGCCTGCGTTCAGGTTGGTGCCGATGCTGATATAATTTCCCCATGTGCCGCCTGATTTGCTCGTGAGTGCGACAACGCCGGCGGTGTTCACGGCGGTGACGGGAAGGTCATCGTCGTCATTGATCGCGGCCTCGACTGCCTCGCCGATCTGATCATCGGTCATGTCGTCCGTGATGGCTACGGGGACGCGATCACCGGCTATATAGAGCGCGAGGGTGCCGGCCTTGACCGATGCTGACGCGGTGAAATCGATGGAGCCGGTGGCCTGATCGGGATCGCTGCCGCCTTCCTTCTGCGGGATGATCCACGTCTCGACCTTTCCCGCTTTCATGGCGGCGCGGGCGAGACGGTGGAGCATGAACCCGAAGCCGGTCTTGGAGCCCACGTCCTCGGGGCTGTAGACGCGGATCGGCACGTTCTCGGCGAGGAGCGTGAACGTCGCCTCGTCATAGGTGCCGATGATCACGTTTTTCTGCGGCAATACCGAAACAGCGGCGGCGTATTGCTCGTTCTTGATTCCGACGAGGTTCCCCGCCGCGAGGGATGCTGATGTAATGGTCATAGGTTTAACCTCCCTATGCGTTGTCGTTCTCGACGGAGATTCCCGTCTGTGAGGCATTGTCCATGTGCGTGTCTGCGCTGATCGTCACGGTCGCGGGCTGATACCCGAGGTCACCGCGCACGGTCTCACAGACACGGCACGTAAATTTCATGCTTGCGGTCTTCACCACGAGGTCACCGTGTTCGAGTGCGGTGTCCTTGCGGATCGTCTCAATCCATCGGCTCGCGACTTCGCCGGAGAGTCCGAGGTCGATGTTTCGCGCGTCCATCATGATCTGATAGACCGCCTCGATCAGCTCGTCGATGCTCGTGTCCGCGACATCCGCCGCGCTCCGTAGCTCCGAGAGCGCAAGCGCCTTCGCCTGTGCGGTCGAGTCCGGGGACGTGAGTGCTGACACATCGCCCTTCGCCGCCGCTGATGCGGACAGATCGAGGTCGATGGTCAGATCATGGATTTTCCCGCTTGCCATGCGTCCGGCGTTGCGTGGGAATTGCCCCTCGCTGTAATAGACCTGCACGGTTCGGGATTTGTCCTTGATCTCGGATGCGGCGTGTGACTGACCACGATACCCGATCACGCTGAACAATCCCGCCGCCTCATCACCGAGGAGCTGGATGATTGCGGCCTTGACTGTGCGAAACATCATCATGATACTGGCTCCGGGCCTGCGCCTTCCTGCTCGATCCTGTGCGGGTAGATGCGCATGAATCCGATGTCGGTACCATGTTCGGGCGAGCGGTCGGCGGTGAAAATAAACGTCTGCGAGGTTGCGCCTGCCTGCGGGCTGGTGGGGATGCTGACGAGCCACCTCTCACCGGCTGCGGGGACGCGATCAAGTGACGAGATGCGGAGGACGACGACGGGCTGATTGACCACAACGATCTCGCCCGTCGCCGGGTTCTCCCTGCGCGAGTAATAGAGCACCTGTCCCGTGAGTTGCTGTGTCGCGCCGTCAGGGCTTGTGAGCACTACAGGCAGGCCGAACTCTCCCTCAATCGATTCGCCGAGGTCCTGCTCTATTGCCGCGCGCAGGTTCTCCATCTATTCCTCCGCGTCCGCGAAACTGCTGGCTTCAGGTGCGGATTTGCGCCGGGTCTTGACGGGTTCGGCAACAGGTGCGGCGGGGTTGTCGATCTTGATCCTCCCCGCCCGCTCGAATTGCGCGAGCCTGTCATCGGCGATCACGCCGGCGGGCACGACTTCGCCCGCCTTGATCGTTCTCGCCTTGACCGTGAGCACGCTGTTTTTATCGATCCAGATTATCGCCATGACCGCGCTCCTATGAGGTCACCGAGAGCACGTTCGACGCGACCAGAAAGGCGTCGGTTTGGGTGGTGGCGAATATCGGGGCCGACTGCGTGCGGATGGCGATTTTCTTGCCGTCCTCGGATTTGTATGCGTCGTGATAGAACATGCCCGCGTTGATGACTGCGCCCGAGTTCTTGACGTTGGGCGGCATCGGAGGCGAGGCCATGTTCATGCCGAACAACTCCTGATACCATGCCGCTTTCTGTGAGTCCACGGGCAACAGTTCAGGCGGGCCGAAATACCGGTCGCACCGCGCGCCGTAGTAGCCGAGCAGGACGGTGGATGCGGGCAGATATTTTGTGGCTGTGCCGGAGCTGTTGGTGTATTCGTCGACGTAGGTAAACACCCATATCTCGCGGCCTGCCGGGGTGAACACGCGACCGAGGGCGGTTGCGCCACCTGCGACGAGCGGCTGAAGGTTCGCCGGGACAGGGTTTCCGGGGCTGACTGAAATCAGGTTAAATCCGCGATTATCCGCGAGCGCCTGCACGGTCGTGTCCTTGATGATCGCGGACGAGACATCGCCGGGGACGAGCATAAAGTTCGGCGAGACCTTCCCGTTCGTGCGCAACAGGTCAGACCATGTGTCGAGGTCGCCGAGGATATCAGCGCCCGCCGCATCCCACGCAACCGCCGGAGTCACGGCAAGAGAGGCATTCCTGCGGAAATCATAGATCAGATCGCTGTTCGTGGTGCCGATGATCGCGGGCTGCTTGCCGGTGAGGAGCGACTGCCATGACAGATACTCGAACAGCCGGATGAGCCGGCGCATCTGCTCGACGTGATGCTCGCGGGCAAGTTCGCGCATGCGGTCGATCTTGGAGCGGCCTGCATACGGGTTTTCACCGGCGACGCGGTTGAGGATGTGATCGGCGGTGATGTGGCCGACCTCCTCGGCGAGCGGGTACACACGGGAGAAGCTGGTGAAATTCTGCGTCTGCGTGTCTTTGTTGTCGAGGTGCTTGCTGGTCGTGCCGCGCTGTATCAGCGCTGCCACGCGCTCACTGCCGCGTATGATGTCGATCTCAACCACTTTTGCGTCGGGGCTGTAGATCGTGCGGCTGCCATGTTCGGGCCGGCCAAAAAACGACTGCCCGACCGTAGAAACGCCGATGATGTCGCGCCCGTCAAAGAGGCTCGCCATGTATCGGCTGTACTGATCAACTGCGAGAGGGGTTCCCATTATCGTGTGCCTCCTTAGTTCTCAAATTCCGAGATGTCGGTGGTGTCCTGCAGGTAGATGCCGAACATCCCCAGGCAGTCGCGCGCGGTCATTACCATGTACGGGTTTGCGGCCGCTGCATTGACCACGGTGTCGGCGCTGAGGGTGTCGTCGTCGAAAACAACCTGATTCTCATCGACCGTGCAGCCTCCACCGACGAGGATGTCCAGATCCTCGACGTCGCCTGCGACGAGATCAGCGGCGGCGATGTCGGGGCCGAGATAGATTGCAAGCGGCATCGATGCGCCGGTGGTTTGAGTTGCGCTGACGTAGGGCGTGTACTTGCGCGAGCTTGCGACCTTCGCCAATACCGTGAACTGCTTCAACACGGTAGTGCGGGCCGCGTCCTTGACGATCGTGCCGGTTTTCACGAACGACTGGCCCTCAAGGATAAAGGGCATGCTGGTGTTGTTGAGTTTGGTTTGGACTGCCATGTTATTTTACCTCCATTCCGAGGTCTGCACGAGCCCGCGCGATTTCAGCCTGAAAGTCGGCCTCGTTGCGGATCACGCCGTCGGTTGAGAGTGCGGGCTGTTGCTGGCCCTGCGTGTTGCCGATCGCGTTGGACTCTGCGGCGGCGTTTTGGGAGTTCTGCGACTCCTTCAGCGCGTCGAACGCGGCGACCGTGGTCTCCAGCGCTTCAACTGATTTTTTGCCGTTAAGGACATCGACGGCGAGGGACTTGATCGGGGCAGGGTAGGCGGCATCGGGGCCGAGATATTTCCCAGCTGCGGTCATGGCCTCCTGCATTGATTGTTTGCCCTCGGTAAACCCCGCGTCATGTGCGGATGCGAGCGCGGTGTCGTGCTCGGCCTTCGCGGCGGGGTTCTGTGCCAGGAATTCTGCTAAATTCATGGGTAAAACCTCCGATGGTTTTTCCCGCGTTTTGGTTGCGGGGTTATTGTCAGCCGTCACGGGGACGGCGGGTGCGCTGAGGTGGGCCGCGACCTGTTGGAGATCAACGCGGCGAGTGGAGAGACGTTCTGCGAGGGCTGAAAATTTAACTTTCGCCCCGGCGAGTGCGGAGGCCTTGTCCTGCGGTTCCTCGGTCGGGATAATCTCATCGATGAAACCGGCGTCCTTGATTTCCGCGCCGAAAAACCAGCTCTCGGCGTCCATGAGTTCGCGGATTTGTGTGGACGACTTCCCGGTCTTGGCGGAGTATGCCTGCCCGAGGATGGAGGACACGCCGTCGAGGATTTCCGCCATCTTGGACATGTCCCGGTAGTCGCCGACTGCACCGCCGATCGCGTTGTGAATCATGAGGATGGCGTTGTCCTCGGCGGTCACAAGGTCGAACGCGGGGTTCATGGCGATGTAGGATGCCATCGATGCGGCGAGACCTTTGATCGTGAGCATGAGCTGAGCCTGCGGGTGCTGGCGCTTGTAATCGCGGATCATGTTGTAGATTTCGAGACCGTCCGAAACGAAACCGCCGGGGCTGGCGAGATGGATGTCAATGTCGGCACCGTTCGCACGGTCGAGCGCGGCGCGGACGTCGCGGGGCTGCACCTCCCATCCGATTTCACCGCTGATTATTAGTTTTTCCATGTCTGCACTCCAAAAAAAAGACCGCACCCCGGATTTCTCCAGAATGCGGTCTTTGGGTTTTCTCATGTCCCCGGCGCTCTGGCGTTCGGGGGCCGCCGCGCAATATGCACGACGGGATAATTGAGTACTTCAGCTTCCGCGTGTTATAATTCTATTTTGTTTTGCTTGATCTCATTGATGCTTATGACACCGCCTTGATTTAATTTAATGAAAATACTTCCGGTGAATTTCCGCTGCTTTAAGTCCATAAGAAATTTAATCAGTTTATCCATTGATCGCGCTTGTATAATATATCATGAGCATAGTAAATACATTTTTCATTTCTGATTCAGCCACATCCGGCACTCGTTCTCGGTCATGCCCGAGGGTGTGTGCTGGCGGCAATATTCAAGGCGTTCGATCATGCGCCGCTCCTTCAGTGCATCCCGGCATGCCTCGACGAGCGGGGCGGCGACGCTCTTGTCGGTCGCGGATTTCAGGCGATACAGGATATCCGCGGCGGCGTAGCACTCATCGCAGGAGTACGTCTCGCGGTCGGGGCTGGTCATGCAGCCGACCATGATCAGGATCGCGGCGATGGCGGACACGAACGCGGTGAGCAGGAGGAGCCCGAACACGCGGAGGTCACTGTCGTTCATCGCGTGCCTCCCTTCGCCTGGATCGCCGGGCCTTGATGACATGTGCCCCACGGTGTGGGGATGTCCTTGGGGACGAAGACAAACCAGGCAATGAGACCGGCAACGGCGAGCGCGATCAGCAGGCGCGTCCACAGGGTTTTATTCTTCAGGATTTTCATGGTTGCGGCGAGTATGCCTTTCTGTTCCATGGCGGTCACGCTCCGTAATAATTTTTCACGACGTTTATAAACTCGTCCCACGTGATAGGGTTTCCATTATTGATTTGCGCCGGACAGTTTTTCCCGCTCCAGTCGTAATGCCGGAACAGGTGGCCGTCAACTGGGAGGCCCACTTCTCGTAGGATCGTCGCCGCAAGTTCCGCCGCGTTTTTGGTTGCCGCCATGAGATCGCCGTCAGCATTGACGCATATTTCGATTGATACGGTGGTGTTGTTTCCTGCGCGCTTGCCGCAATGCCAGGATGTTTTATTGATCGGGATCGACTGTACCGCGCCTTTCTCGTCAACCGCGAAATGCCAGCTCGCCTCGCGTGATGCCGCGTAATCTGATTTCAGGTAGCGGGCATGCCATTCCGCGTCTGCGCCCTCTTTTGGGTTGCCGGTGTCGTGGATTGTGACACCCTTCATCTCTGTGATGTCGGTTCCCGATCCGAGCTTGCCGCCCGTGATGAGGTTCTGTTTAATCGTGATGCTCATGGATTATTTTCTCCGTTTCGCGTTTTTCATCGGCGGTGTAGCACAGCGTCAGCGTCGATTTATAGCCGTTGATGAGTGAATCCGATTCACGGGCGTGGTAGAGCACCGCGCGGATGATTTCACGGCATAAATTTTGTTGCTCGGGTGTCATAGTCCGCCGTTTCGGAGCCGGTCGTAAAATTCTTTATGGTCTTTTCTGTTCTGACAAAATTTCTCGTCGTTGTCTCGCACGTGCCTGCTGAATATGTAACCAGCAAGTGCCCCGCATAGGACAACAAGCCCCCCGACAAAACTAATAATCCAGCCAGCAACCGGGACAATAATATCATTCTGCATTTCACGCCTTGTCCTCCTCGGTGGGTTTCTCATTGTCTTCAATCGGTGCAGGTGCGGCGACCGCGTTCCACGGGGGTGCGGGGAGCTCCTGGAACTGCCGCGCGTTCTTGGCCCGGTTGGCTTTGCCGGATGAGCCGTTGTAGTTACGCGCGACATCATCAAGGGTCTGAGCGCCGAGGGCCACATACTCCTTGTCGGCGGCGGCGGATTTTACGGGGTCGATGTTCGGCATGGGAGCGCCCGCCCATTCGCAACACAGCCACGCCGCGCGAAGTCGGGGATCAGACCATCCCGGACACGATACGCGACCGGCGGCGATCTCCTCGGCAATCCACATCTCGTAGACAGGGTCAAGGAAATCTGCGGCGGTTTCGTCGCGCTCGATCTGAGCCGTGCGCCATATCAGAAGGAGCGTGGCACGGCTGGCGCTGTAATTATTGTTGAACTGCTTGCGCACGACCTCGATGGACCAGCCAAGGGAGGCGGCGATGGATGAGAAAAAGCTTTTCTCGAAGGATTCATATTGCGGGCCGGGGCTGGTGTCCTGGAGGTATTTCAGCTTGTCGCCGCGCCGGAGGTTTCCGATCATGAGTGAACCCGGAACCGTGATCGACGCCTCGGGAACGGCTTTAAAATTTATCACGGGTTCGGTGTCGACGGGGTTTGTGGTGGCAACGGTATCGGTTGCGGTTGTTCCGTAATCGCGGATGGGACCTGCGACACGACCGGCGAGGGGTTGCGATGCATCCTGCACCTCGTTCTCGATCGCGGCCCATGCCCCGGACTGGTTGATCGCCTTCTGGATGACCGACGCCTTGAACCCGGTCAGGTTCGACAATTCCTGGATCAGGTGCGACATGCGCGGATAGCCGCGGCCCTGTCCGGCATATTCGGGGTTGAAACCGTGCAGCATCATCACGCGGCCGGATTTTTCGCCGATCGCCGGGACTACGGTGTCGGTATAGGTGCCGTCGGCGTTGTACTGCCAGTATTTGTAGCTGATCTCGCGGCCCGAACCGTCGCGGACGATGCCGTCGTCGTGCGGGAATTGGTAGTAGGTGTTCGAGTACGCATAGCCGCGTATCTGGTTCGGGTCGATGAAATCAATCTGGAGCGGATTGGTCAGGTCTTTGTCGCGTCCGTAGTACAGGCGGACGAATATGTCATTGTCACGCTGCTTGAATAACTCGTAGAGCCGTTGATTTTGATAAAAATTATTGACGCGCGGGCGGTGGCTTTTCTTCGATTTTGCCCAGAGGTGGAACGACGCGGCGACCTGATCGGCCCATTGTTCGGCGAACTCCGGCGTGATGCCGAGCGCGGCGGCGTCGGGCGTGGGTTTGAGCATGAGCCCGGTCTCGATGGTGGTGTCAACAATCGAGTTGACGAGAGAACGCGCCTCCATGCTGTCGTACATGAGGTCACGGACGGATTGACGCAGGCGCAGGTGATCGTGGCCGACGATGAGGGGCGATACGACACCGCCGGGGTATTTTGAGCCGTTTCCGTAGCTTTGAGAGCCAGACCACGGCGCGGAGATGCCGGTTCCGAGCGCGATGGGTGCCGGCGGTTGCGAGCGGGAGAATATTTTTTTCACGCGGTCGATGATCGTCACTGCGTCTTCCTCCGCAGCTGCGTCGAGACAAGGCCGACGCCTGAAAGCTCGTTTATGAGGTGCGATTCCGTTGCTTCGAGCTGCCTGATCTGCTCGTTGATCTCGGAGAGCTTGCGCCGGGTCGATCGCTGGCTGCCCTCGCCGGAATCAAACGAAAACGACTCGACACCGCGTGCGGCAAGATCGGTATACGTCTCATACAATGCGGCAAGCGCGGTCTGCACGCGGGCGAGTTGAGTTTTGAGGCGGGCGATTCTGGAGGTGATGTATGTCATGGCGCGCTTATACAGCACGCCATGAGCAAAGTAAATAATTTTTTGTGTTTTACGGGGCGACGCGGGCGATCTCCCTCCTCACCGTCTGCGCGATCATGGCGTCGATCACTGTCTTGTGGTTGATCTCCTGAATCTGCGCAGGGTGGACGCCGCGGGTTTTTGCGTCGGACTTGTAGAGTAACAGTTCCGAATCAAGATACACATCGCCGGCACAGAGGGCGTAGACGCGGCAGTCGAGGGGTTCGTTGCGGGTGGCGATTTTGGCGAATGAGCCGTCAACGCGCAATTCCTCAGACAGCAACCCGTGAAAATATTCCTGACCGTAATCGGCGGGGAACTCACAGAACGCGGATTTGCCGCGCTCGACCTTGAGGTTATTGTAAATCTGGCGCTTGTAGTAATTCGTTGAAATCTCATACAGGGTGATGTCCTCGCCGACCTTCGCGGCACGGTAGCGCCGGAAATTTCCCTCGGTGATCTCGTCGCCCTTCTCGTTTTTGCGGCGTTTCAACGCGTCGAAACCCTTGCTCGGGAAGGTGTTGCCCCACCGGGAACAGAAACGATAGACGATGTCCGTGGACTCGCCGTCGCCGCTGTCTATGAAAACGAGCCTGACCGGGAAACCGAAACCATCATTGCGGAAGTAGGTCAGGCCATTTTTCAGCGCGTACTCGTTCAACGCTTCCCATGCGCCGGAGAAGGGGTCATCGACCGCCCCCTCGAATATGCGGTATTCGATCGACCACGTGCGATAACCGGCGCCGATGCCGAGCACTTCCATCTCAAGGCGGGGCGGGTTGTCGGGGTTGCTCATACTCCCGCGCTGTACGTCGATGCCTGCGGTGAGGTAGAGCACGCCATCGGGGACTTGGCCGGAGCGGTAGGTGCCGCGGTTCTCGATCACCTTCTCAACCTTCGGGCGGGTTCCGCTTGGACGATGCGGCCGGCCCATCTTTAATTGATCCATGTCCTGCTTTTTTAGGGGGTCGCGTTTTGCTTCCTCATAGGCGATGACCATGTCGTACCATGAGAGCTGGAACGAGTATAAGCCGTTGATGTGGAAGCTCACCATGTGCTCGTATTCGGGGACGGCCGAGGCCCGCCACTCGCCACCGATGAGCATACGCGGTTTTGATGATTCCTTGATCCCGCGTCCGCATGACTGACACACGCACTCGATTGAGCGTTTGTAGATGTGGCCGTTCCTGCGCTCCCATGTCAGACCGTAGCCACGACCTTCGAGAAAATCCAGGAGCTGCATGGTCCCGCAGTAGGGGCAGGGGACGTGGTATTGCTCTTGATCGCCCTGACGATAGAGCTGATATATTACGGATTCGCCCTCGGTGGTGGGCGTGGAAAACCAGAATATTTTAGCCTGGCTGTCCCATGCCTGCGTCCTGGCTCTGATCTGGTTCAGCGTCGATCCCTGTTCGCCGAGCTTGATTTTCCAGCGGTCGACCTCATCGGCGAGCACAACGCGGCGGGTCGAGGATGCGAGCTGTGCCGCGGAGTTCGCGCTGGCGATGTCGATATTGCCGCCGGGAAAGGATTTACTGATTGAGGTGTTGCCGGTGCGGCGGCTGAGTTTCGGATCTGACTCGGAGCGGAACACGATCCCGGCCTGACGGGCTCGGGGTTCAATCTCGCGCTCTAACCACTTGGTCGCCATCGTCTCGTCTGACGTGACATACATGATTTCTGACGGTACAGCTTCAATGTAGTACATGGCCACGGTGTTCGCGGTGAAGGTCTTGGCCGATTGCGCGGGGAACATGACCACGACCTCGCGGAAGGGTGAGGCCGGGCTCAGGCACGACATGATCCGCTTGATGTATGGCGCGCGCTCATGGGTATATTGTTTCCCGCGATAGATACCTGTTGCGATCACCGTGCGCGTGGCATACTCGACAATATCGGGATTGTGTGTCCGCGTGGGGATACGGGTTGCAAATGCCCGGTGCCAGTATTCGCGGGATGGGGCATAATCGGGCCGCTCGCGCGTGGCCGTGCCGACGGGCCAGATGATCGATGACGGTCGCTTGAACGCGCCGATCAGGTGCAGGATCACGAGCACGTCGATGGCGGGGAGGGTGTTGATGTGCTCAAGTGCGCGCTCAAGATCAGGGAGCGAGCGCGTGGCGTATCGGCGGTAGGTGCTCGCGTACTTGCCGAGGCTGTCCTGCTCGCGCTTCAGGATCGTGTCGGGCTGTCGCTGCGAGATCGCGCGCAATACCTGAGCGGCATACGCGGCGGACGTTGCGTCGCCGGACTTGACGAGGGATTGGAGCGCGGGGAGGGGGGAGGTTAGCATGGGTTTTTATATGGAGCGTCAGGGTCGGTACTGCCCCGCCGATTCTCGGTTGGTTCCGAGCGTGATACTTTTTCACCACTGACGCGCTTTTCGCCTTTATACATCCCCGCGCCGATTTCATCAATTTTTGAAAATGGCAACACGGGAACAGTGATTCGGCATGATTTATCAATTAAATATATATATCTCAACTGAAAACCGTCAAGTTTTTTTGCGCCAAGTTTAATCCATTCGTTTCTCGTTCTATATTTATGCTCAATTCCAAAATATTCAGATTGTTTCCTCACGATCGGAAGATGGGGATTCGCCTCGATCGTCATACCGGCAATTATATCACCGCTTGGGAATTTTATTAGCGTATTATTTTTATTTATTCCCGTTAATGCAAAACCGCTTGCTTTATATATTATCCCATCGCCGCACTGCGTACCATCAGCAAAAGATAAAATCCATTTTATGTGCGGGGCGTTTTTCTTTATAAGTTTAATAGTTATTGAAATACATCTGCTTTCTGAATTTTTGGGCAATATGTCGTCAAACGCCATTCTGTTTAATTCCAGCATTTCGTTCCATAGGCAAACTTTACCCGATCCGTCCACGACAAGCGGTAATACTTTTCTTTTATCGAGCGGGCTCCCGTAGCTCATTACGCCGTGAAGCACGCCGTCGAGAAATGCCCCGAAATGTAATACGCTATTATTTACAACCTTCCCGCTGTAGTGATGTTTTTTCACAAATTCATTTGCAATATTCGAGGGGATGGGTTTAATGATTATTTCTTTCGCTCGTCCCATTCCTTCACCACCATAAATATTTTATTCCCATTCCCGTTGTCGTTGCCGTATGTTTCCACGTTTATTGTTTTTATTGATTCTAAACGTTTTTTTATATATTCCGCCTGTTCGTCGGCGAGGATGAATGTCATTTGTTGGAATGGTGCGCGGTCGCCATCCTTGAGGTTAAATTCATCGCTCAACTCGTCCGGTCGCAACACTTTCACCTCCCCATCAGCCAGCCTCACCGTCTCGGCGATGTCGGCGTCAAGCTCGGCCATCCATTCGCTCAATTCTCCGATCTCGAACTCGCCATATTGGGAGGTGATCCCGAGTAGTTTCTGGCGGGCGTCCTTTTCGTCGGCGGCGTCGATGTAGGCGACAGGGATGAGGGGCAGCTCGTAACCGTCCTCCCGCAATGACGCCAGCGCCTTCAACCGCTGATGACCGTCGAGGACGCGGCACCAGTCGCCGACACGCCACACGAACACGGGGACATTGATTCCGTCGCGGATGATGCGGCGTTTCAATTTTTCGAGATTCGCCTTCGTGATTTTTTTCAGGCCGCCCTGGAACTCTTCGAGGGCGTCAACCGGGAGCGAGTCGGCACCACGGCAGGTAACAACAATTTTTTTATCCATCACAACCTCGGTTCGTATTCATCAATATATTTATCTATCTTAATTTTATTCTCATGCATTGCCCGCAGGATGTACTCGGTGAACTCCTCAATGTGCGCCCCCGTGATCTCGCCGGATTCGAGAATTTTTTTTCCGACATCGCGGATGTAGGTCGCGGCGTGGCGCTCCATGTGCGAGTAGAACTCCTCCATGAAGCGGATATATACGCCATCGATGAATTCCACGGGCAGGCGTTTTTTCTGCAGGGTCTCGACCTGAATTTCGCGCTTGCGCATGTCCGCAAACTGTGACCGGCGTTTCATTTCGTGCGCGTCAAGGGTGGGTAACTCCGACGCCTGCACAGATTTCGCGGGTTTTCTCGGCCCGGACTTCGACGCGGGTTTGGATTTCACCTGTTTTTTATCCCGCATCTGCGACGGTTCTGAGTCGTTTTTTTTTGCGGCATCGCGCTGGCGGTAGTCACCGCGCATGTACTCAATGACGGCGGGGTCGTCGAGGTCGATCATTTTACGCTTGCCCTGAAGGATGAAGGGGATGAGCCCGGATTCAATGG